TTTAAACAAACGGGGTGGTGGAGTCGCTAAACGTGGAATGGGAATGGCAAAGTAATTAAATGTCAAATTTAAATACAGGTAATCCTTCTTATTCTTCAACAGCAGGCTTTATATTAGATTTAGATTCTTTAATAGAAGAAGCTTTTGAACGTTGCGGTTTGCAAGATCGTACAGGTTACGAATTAAAAACCGCAAGACGTTCTATTAATTTAATGATTGCTGAATGGGCAAACAGAGGTTTAAACCTTTGGACAATTCAACAAAGAGAAGCAACTGTTACAGCAGGAACTCAAGTGATTGAAGGTGCTACCTTATATTCTGTTGATTCTGCGGGTAATGCTACCACAGATGCAAATGATAGTTCTCAAATTGTAGACATTGATAGTGCTGTTATGTCAAACAGTAATGGTGATTTTTCTATGACAAAAATAGGGCGATCTACTTATTGGGATTATACAGTTAAAACAACTCAAGGAAGACCTGCTCAATATTATTTTGAAAGAACAATACTTCCAAAAGTATATTTTTTTCCTCAAGCTGATTCTACTTACACTTTTAAATATTACGCTTCTCTTCGTATGACAGATATAAATGCTTACACTAAAAATGCTCAAATTCCTTTTCGTTTTTTACCGTGTTTAGTAGCAGGATTATCTTATTACGTAGCCATGAAATACGCACCTGATAGAATTGCAATTTTAAAAGCAGTTTACGATGAAGAATTTAGTAGAGCTGCGGCATCAGATGTAGAAAAAGCTAGTTACAGTATGGTACCGCGACAAACTTTATATTTTTCATAGGAGGCGTTGTGGGAAAATATTCTTCAGGAAAATATGCTTTAAGAATATCTGATAGATCGGGAATGTCTTTTCCTTACAACGAAATGGTTCAAGAATGGAATGGATCATGGGTTCATGTTTCTGAGTTTGAACCAAAACAACCACAATTAGATCCTAGAAATCATCCTACAGATTTTACAGCTTTACAACATGCAAAACCACAAATTGCTAATTCTACTGTTTTTGTTGGAAATAATACAGTGAGAAAACCTACAGGAGAAGTAGTTCTTTCTCCTAATTTAAATGTCTATGATGGTGTAGGCGTTGGAAATGCTGTTAACAGTTTTCAAACTTTAGAAGAAGCTGTTACTTTATATTATGCAAATGGAACTTCATATACAGGTTTTGTTAGAAGTATGATGCCTTTAAGTTTACAAAAACCGATGAAAACTACTGGGTTGCTAGCATCGTTAGGAAATGTTACAGTAAGTACCTCATGACCGATTATTCTGATTTAAATGATAACGTAAGAAATTACACTGAAACTACAACTTCGGTATTATCTGATTCAATTATTCAACCTTTTATTTCTTCTATTGAAGATCAAATAATGAGAACAATAGATCTTAATTACTATCGTAAATATGATTTTGCTACACTAACTGTAGGTAATGCTTTTTTACCTTTGCCCTCTGATTGGCAAGCAACGAGATATGTACAAATTATTGATGATGTTGGAGTATCTGCAACAAATGACAGAACGATATTGCTTCAAAAAGATATTTCGTTTATGAATGAATACTGGCCAGATAGAACGGAAACAGGTACCCCTAAGTATTATGCTATGTGGGATCAAGATACGCACTATTTAGCGCCAACCCCAAACGTTGCTCAACAAGTTGAGCTCGCTTACACGTATAAGCCTGATGGTTTAACAAGTAGTTTTACTTCTACCTGGTTAAGTCAGAATGCCCCAAACGTGCTATTATATGGTTGTATTTTACAAGCACTTGGATACTTGAAAGGTCCAGCAGATATGATACAATACTATGATAAAATGTTTAACGAGTCTGTACAGAGTCTAGCTACATATGAGATGGGGCGTGACCGTAGAGACGAATTTCGGGACGGCGTTATTCGTATCCCTCTCGAATCAAGGAACCCATAGGAGATTATTATGGCAATTACTCAAGCTGTATGTAACAGTTTTAAAGTGGAGATCCTGAAAGGCCTACACAATTTTACGGCTACGACAGGGAACGCTTTTAAACTAGCATTATATGACGCAGAAGCGACATTATCAAAATCAACAACTGTCTGGCAAGGAACAGACGAAGTTGCAAACTCAGGCACTTATTCAGAAGGTGGTGGAGCATTAACATCAGTAACACCAGCATTATCAGGTGACACTGCTGTTTGTGATTTTTCACCAGACTTATCATTTACAAGTGCAACTATTTCAGCACAAGCTGCTGTAATTTATAATAGTTCAACAGTAACAGGTTTAACAACCAATGCCTCTGTTTGTGTTTTAGATTTTGGTGGAGTTAAAACTTCAACATCAGGAACGTTTACAATTACATTCCCTGCTGCTGAAGCGACTGCTGCAATTTTAAGAATCGCATAGGAGATTAGATTATGGCTTCCATCCAAGGATGGGGCCGAGAAACTTGGGGCAGTGGTGCATGGGGACAACAAGCTCCTGTCGAAGCAACGGGTGTCGGCCTCACTTCAGCGACTGCTACCCCAACTATTACGGGTGCATGTAACGTAACGCTTACTGGTCTTGGTACCACGTCAGCCGTAGGAACTGGTGTTGCTACTGGAGGTCAAAATTTAACTGCTCCAGGACAACAACTTCAATCTAATACTAATACACCTACCTCCGTTGTAGGTTCTGCTAATGTTACTCTAACAGGATTAGGCACAACCTCTTCTCTTGGTTCAGAATCAGTTTTTACTGGTTTTCAAAGTGGTTGGGGAAGAGCATTTGCAGGATCATCAAATGTAGAAATTGGTTGGGGTGATAACCTTTGGGGAATTACCGCAGCGAGTTATGCTTTAACAGGTGTAAGTGCAACTTCTACTCCAGGAACTATGACATTCCAAGGAGACGTTGCTCCAACAATTACATCGGCAGGAATGTCGATAGCTACAGGAACACTAGGAACTTCTGCATTTGCAACAGGTGTTGGGGCTACAAGTTCAATTGGTACTTTTTCTATTAGTGGTGATGGGGTTATAACCGTTGTCGCTTCAAGTGAACCAGAACTAGATGCAAGTCTTGGAACTGTATCAGTTGGTATTAGTCCAACTGTATTACCCGTAGGAGAACAACTAACAGCAAGTCTTGGAACAGAAATTGCAACAGGTGGTGCTATTGTATCCCCAACAGGTATCGGTTTAGTTACAAGTCTTGGAACAGAAATTGTTTCAACTGATGTTGACGTAATTGGAGATGGAGGAACTGTTACGAAAGTAGTAACAGTTATAAGTACAGCATATGGTAATAAATATGTTATTGATGGAATTCAACAAGACACTTTAGAATTAGCTGAAGGAAACACGTATTTATTTGATCAATCAGATGCTAGTAATGATGGACATCCATTTAGATTTAGCATAACTTCAGATGGAACACACGGTGGTGGTTCAGCATATACAACAGGCGTATATTATTATGGTGTTCCAGGTAATTCAGGAGCTTACACTCAAATAACAGTAGCGACAGGTGCACCTACTTTATATTATTATTGTAGTGTTCATTCAGGCATGGGTGGACAAGCTAATACTCCTGTTAGTGATGCAAATGAATATTCAGCAATTGGTTCATCATCTTTTGTTGGTAGTGTGGTAGCGGCAGGTGGTGTAGAAATAACTCCAACAGGACAAAGTGCAACGTCAGCCGTGGGACAAGCATCACAGGAATCGTCATATGCTTTAACAGGGGTTTCTCTTACTGCAAGTCCAGGTAACCCAAATGTTTCAGGAAATGCAATCTTTACAATAACAGGGGTTTCTGCTACAAGTAGTGTAGGATCGTTAGATATTACAGCATGGAATGTAGTAGATGACTCAAACAGTTCTATTAGTTGGACAGAAGTAACTAAGGCTGCATAAAAGTTTTGACAAACTTTATATTTATCAATAAAACTTACTTAGGAGATTAAATGTCAACATATTCAACAGGGCTTAGAATCGAACTACAAGTAAATGGGGAAAACTCAGGTACGTGGGGAACTATAACTAATAATAACTTTTCTCAAGTTTTTGAATTTGCTATCGCTGGTGTTTATTCTAAAGCAATTACTACAGGGACTTCAACTACGCTATCAAACGGCGATGGTCCACAATCTCAAGCAAACAACGAAGCAAGACAAAATCAAATAATTTTTACAGGAACTGTTTCTACAACACACACAGTACAATTTCCAGCTACACAGAAAACTGTTGGTGTTTATAATAACATCAGTGGTGGGGCAGATGTATCTGCTAGACTAGGTGCTACAGGAAACACAGTAACTGTTGCAAACGGTAAATATCGTTTACTAGCTACTGATGGTACTAATTGGTATGATATTTTTGATTTAGCAGGTTTAAGTGAAACATGGACAAAAAAAACTGGAAACTATACTATGGCAGACGGCGATAACATTTTTGCTGATACATCGGGTGGAACTTTTACTTTAACATTACCTGCTTCTCCTAGTATAGGAATGCAATGTAAAATTATAGATGCAGAAGGAACAGCAGGAACAAATAAAATTACTATAGGACGTAACAGTCAACCAATTATGGGATCTGCTGCAGATTTAGAAATTACTACTAATAGTGCAGGTATTGCTTTAGTATTCTATGATGCAACTTTTGGATGGAGATTAAAATACAATGACTAATTTACAAGATTTTACAAATAGAAGTGAAGTAGGGACAATTAAACCTTGGCCTAAAGCAACAGCGCCAAGTGGATATTTATTATGTAATGGTGCAGCAGTTTCTAGAACAACGTATGCAGACTTGTTCGTTGTAACAAGCACAACATATGGTGCGGGTAATGGTTCAACAACATTTAATGTTCCTCAACTACAAGGGAAAACTCCACAAGGATATGATGGTAATACTTATAATTTAGCAGCTACTGGTGGTGCTAATACAGTTACTGTTTCAATGACTAACAATCAAGCTGTAAGCACAGTTACATCTACTGTAGCTAACAATCAAGCAGTAACAGTAACAGGAGCAGTATCAAATACTTCTTTAACCGAAGCTCAAATAGGTTCTCATGATCACACAGCCCATTTTTCTAGTGGAAATCCAAATGCTGTAACAGGAGGCCCTGTAATAGGTTGGAACCAAACTATTCGTCCAATGGCAGATGGATGGGCACCTTCTCCAGGATGGATTACAGGTGCACTTGAAAATGCTGGAAGTGGAACAGGTCACACACACGCACACACTTTATCAGGGACATTAACAGGAACTGTAGCTGTAACAACTTCAGGTGGAACATTAACAGGAACTGTAGCAGGTGCAGGAACTAATTCTTTTTCTCCTTACGTAGTAGTTAACTATATTATTAAATTTTAAAAAATATGGCTAATCAAATAATGATATTTCCTAATGAAAGTATTTTAGTAAATGATTCATTTCACATTAAATGGGTAAATAAAGGTAATGCAATGCCTAGTTTAAACGATAATACTATTC